TGCGTATGATGGAGAATTATTCTCTACCCTGCGAATTAGCGACTTCTTAGAAGCACACGAGGCTTGGGCTAAATGCTCAGACCACGGAAATGCTAAAGAATACGCAACCTATAATCTTACAGACCCAACAGGTAAAATGTATACAAAAAACTTTTATGCTAATGGGAAAGTAAGTATAAAATAGGGCTACAATGCTAACTATGGATTATCGCATGGTAGATGTTCTCAACGCAGACCAATTAGAAGAAGGCGATCTAATTGGTATTGCTGAGGGCATTGTAAAAATTATTTCTATCACTCCAACTTCAGAAGGATTTGTTTTAATAAATGAAGATGAGTATGGCGAAAGAGATGTGTTAGAAATTTTTGATAATGAACAATTTGAATTATTTGTTTTAGACTAAAAAAGCCCCCGGGGCTGTCCGATTTGTCCGATTTGATTTTATGACATTTTTATGATAAGATTATTTTATGTGGAAAAAAACGGCAGAGCAATTACGTAGATTACAAGAATTACGTAGATCTAATGCTGCTGCGCCATTACGCAACAAAAAAATTTATTCCCGAAAGGTCAAGCATAAAAAATTGACAAAACCCGAATAAAATGTTAGAATAAAATAAGAAAGGAACCCCATGAAACTCAAACGCTCTAATGATAGAAAGGTAGCAAATGCAGTCTCACCAAACGGAAAAACCCCAACCATTGCAAACACCTTCGGTCTCCCTGCTGGAAAGTCTTACTCTTGTCCTGGTCAAACCGATGTATGTGCTAAGGTCTGCTATGCAGGCAAACTCGAAAAAATCTACAAAGGAGTAAGGGACACTCTACTTCATAACTGGAACTTACTCAAAGACGCTAATCAAGAAACTATGGAAAACCTTCTATCCGAAATGATAGATGAGTTTAGAAAAGATTGTGATAAGCGTAATGCTCAAAAGTTATTCCGTATCCACTGGGACGGAGACTTTTTCAATGATACTTATACACTAGCATGGAAACAGGTTATCTCTAATAATACAGATATACAATTCTGGGTTTATACTCGTGTACCCGCCGCTGCTCAAATTCTAAAGGGTATCGAAAACCTATCTCTCTATTTTAGTACTGATAGCGATAACAAAGATGAGGCAGTAATCTTATCTAATAATGGTATTAGACTTGCATACCTTGCAGATACCTTCGCAATAGGGCAGGCAGACATGAAAGCCATGATTGGCAAGGTAGGCGCAAAATGCCCTGAGAATAAAAAGGCTATTCCCCTGATTGACAAAGAAGGGTCTGCTTGTGTAAAATGTAGTCTATGTGTCTATAACAAAGCGGACATAGTATTCTCGGCTAAGAAAAGGTAGGTGGCATGGAACTACTAATAATACTATTAGGCATTGCCCTTCTGCTGGTGATCGCTGGCATGGGTAATGAATAATCTCAAATAATGAGATTTTTGGGATTTTGATTTGACAAATAAATACCAAAAATGCGATAATAATACAACAACCAAACGAAAGGAAATACAATGGCAGTAGCAAACGCACTATACAAGGTGGGCGATACCTACACTTCACAAAAGTCTAAGATAACAGGTGTTATCAAGGAAATCGTGCCAACTGACAAGAATACAATTCGTGTCAAACTTGATGTAGAAGGCAAAACTCGCTGGACTACTTGGACAGCAAAAAACGCCTAAACTTAGCAAACGCTAACCTGACCTGAGCAAGTCAAGGATAAAAGGCTCAATTTGATTTCTTACCTAGAAAATGCTAGGATAGATACCCCAAACACCAAACAGAAAGGAAACACCAATGGCTAGAAATAGCAAAAGCATAAATGTCAAGATTGCTACAACCAAAGTAATCAAGGCACTAGAAACTAAATTGGCTCAACTCCAAAAGGATAAGGCTAATCAAAAAGTAAATGAGGAAAAGTTTGAGAAGGCTCAAAAGGCTTACAACAAAGAGGTTGCTAAGTTAGCACTTGCTCAAATTGCTAAGGCAGAGGACTTGTCTGCTAATGTTCGCTATAACGGACAAATAAATGTAGATTTCAATTTGCCTAAAGGCTCTATTGAACTACCTGATGAGCCAAAGAAAGATTTTGAGTCTTTCCACGATTGGCAATACAAGGAAATGGTAGATGAAATTGAGAACGCTATCCGTATTCTCAAAATGACAGATGAGGAAACAGTTTCCACTTCTACTTACAACTCTATCGCAAGATACTTGTAATAGTGTGGGGGAAGGGTATTTGACTTCCCCCCTCAAAAATGTTAGACTTGTAGTATCACCAAACAGAAAGGAAAACAAATGACACTAGGCGGATACACTTATCAAGTAGGCGACTTATTCACTACTTCTAAGACAGGCGTTACAGGGCGTATTCACTCCTTTACACCTATCAGACAAAATGTAACTCGTGTAGGTCTTACACTTAGCAACGGCGCAAAGCGTTTTGCTATGGTAAAGACATACTAATAAAATTGTGACGGGTTTCGGGTGTGTAATCGGAATTCCCCCCGTCACAACAAAATTGTTCTCTGTGTTCAAGGCAGACTGCGATCTAAAACTAGATTAGATTGAACTTTCTGCGAAAGTCCCTTGAGAACCTTACTCCTGAGCATGAGTTAAAACTGCTCTCCAAAAAAAATCCCCCGGGACCTGTGATCATTATCACACCAATGGTTTACGGTACGATTTGTATTTTCCCCTGATTTCTGCTAAACTAAATACTTACCAACAAGAAAGGAAACCCCCTAATGATATCAACCGCATTAGCAATACAAGAGGCAACTAAAAACGCCGTTCATGATGAGGAAGTTATGGGAATGGCTTCTGCTATTTTTCATCACAGACACGAACTAGATGAGGAAGACTTTATCAAAGCCATGTTTATGTATTCTGCTCATCTCTCTGCTATGACTGCTACCCTAGTTACTCATGCCTGCTTGACTGAAAGCCAACTAAATGATATGCTAGAAACAATAAAAGAAATGGAAACAATGGGAAAGGACATTGAATAAATGGAAACAAATAACGAAACAGTAGTGCCAGCCCACTACAACCCTAACCAGTTAGTAACCTATAAGGTTATTGATAGTGATGGAGGGGTAGAAACAACAAACCACTATCCCACTGTAAAGGTAACAGAGATTGAATGGGAACTAGAACAAGCCCGTAGAAAGTCTAAGAGACTATCTGAGTATTCTGATAAGGTAGGACAGTTAGAAAACCGTCTTCCTGATTATCTTGATATGGATTCAGAAGAGATTATTGCTGATATCTGCAGCATCTTTGGATTGAATCCAACTAGAGAGATTGAATTCGAAGCAACTGCAACAATCACAGGAACTGTTAGCATACCGCTTGCAGACCTAAAAGATTTTGATATTGATAATCTTGATTTGTATGTCAATGTTGATTCATATGGATATGAAATAAGCGCAGATGCAGAAGTGGATAACATTTCAATGTTGTGATAGGGGGCTATCCAAGATCCTGGGCCATGATTGAAAACTGGCCCCACAAAAAAACCCGGGGGCCTGTGATTTTAATCACATTTAAGATGGTGTCCGATTTATCCCATATCTAACAGGATGATTTGACTTTTGTCCCCCTTGTCTGCTAAGATTGGTTGTAAATAACTAATGAAAGGAAAACAAATGGCGCATGAACTAGAAACGCAAAATGGCGTTGCTTCTTTCGCTTCCTTCCGTGAACCTGCTTGGCATGGTCTTGGCACAGTATTCACAGAAGAAAAAAATACGGCAGAAATGCTTGCTGCTGCTAATCTAAACAATTGGAATGTTAGATTAGTTGATGTTGAAATTCCAAATACTCTAACCTCAGATAAATCTTATCAATATGTTGTTAGAACTAACCCTACCGATTCATCTCAGACAGATGTTCTTGGTGTTGTTGGTGAGCGTTATCATGTTTTACAGAATGAAGATTTATTTTCATTCGGTGATAATATCCTAGACGGCGGAGGTCGTTGGGAAACCGCTGGCTCAATTCGTGGTGGTCGTGTTGTATTCGGCTCACTTGCTCTTGAGCGTGAAACAGTATTAGACCCTAATGGTGTTGCTGATAAAGTAAAGACATATTTGCTAATCAATACATCACATGACGGCTCTATTGCTATTCAGGCTTCTATCACTCCCGTTCGTGTTGTGTGTGCTAACACTCTCAATCTTGCTTTAGGTAGCAAGCGTGGGCGTAATGCTATCAAGCAATCTTTCAAGATTCGCCACACGCAGACCGCAAATGGTAAAGTCCAAATTGCTCGTGAGGCTCTTGGTCTTGCTAATGCTTACATGGATGAATTCGATAAGTTGGCTCACGCTATGATTAGTAAAGAAATCACAGCGCAAGATTTCAACAATATCATTCTCGCTGCTTATCCTAAACCTGAAAAGGATTCTAAGGGTGCGGTAAAGAAATGGGAAAATAAAGTTGATGTTATCAACGATATTTACACAGGCGAATTCAATGGCATGATTGCTGGAAACGCTTGGGGTGCTTTCAATGCTCTAACCGAACGCCTTGATTGGCACAGGTCTGCTCGTAGTGGTAATAACGAATCACTACTTGCCGCTGCTAGTGGTTTTGACGCTACTATCAACGCAGAAAAAAATCGTTTGCTCAAAGTAGTAAAGGATGTTCTAGCGATTGCGTAAGTAATCGCAACTCCTGAGCAAGAGTATAAACTGCTCACTTTTTTATTTGGTGCGTTAGATTAGTTTGGTTAAATCGTTACCTTGTCACGGTAGAGATCATGGGTTCAAATCCCATACGCATCGCAAATGCGGCCCGGGGGTGTCCGTTTTGTCCTAATATTTTTAGTGACTTTTCATTAAGAAGGACTTGATTTTTTCCCCAAATTTTGCTAAAATTTATTTACCACAGAAAGGGTAGCAATGAAACAAATAACCATACAGTTTACATTTGATAATGAGTATACTGAGGAAGAGTTTATTGCCAGCATGGATTCATGGATAAATGATTTTATGGATACCGCCATGGCTGACAATATGACCTATGAAGTATTAGAAGATATTGAATAATGAAATCACGTATATTTGAAATGGAATACTCAGTGTCTCCAGGTGGCATTGACTGTTGGGAACTAGAAATAAATGAGGGCCTTGGCCATTCTAGTAACTATAGTGACTTTGATACCGCAGGGGATGCATTAAATCATCTTCTAAGAATATATCCTGATGTATCTCATGAAGTTGACATTATTGGACTTCCAGCGTATTATAAGAGTATGGGAGAGGTCTATGTGTGATATCTGTAGTGCATATAAAGTAATGACTGTTTATGTAGGTAATAAAGAGATTTGTTTTAAATGTATAGAGGAGAAGAGAAATGTCTAAACTATATACAATTGATGAACTAGTTACAACTATATACGAAGATAATCTATCACACTTTGAGTTCATGGAGAACATGAATGGTGGAGACTGTGATTGTGCATTACATAATACTATGACTACCGTCCTACAATACTGGGGGTCCTAATGCCTAAGTGTTTAGATTGTGGCAATACCGTTAAATTTTCTTATATGGAGAATAGTTATAACGAGGCCACGTATGACGCAGCAGGGAACCTGGAGGATGTTGATTATAAAGAATATCATGATGTATCTGAGGGTAAATGCATGGAATGTGAATCACAGCGCATAGAGGGTGAACTCTGATCTATGGCTTTACGAAGGCTTGACAGAATCCCCTGATTTTGGGATAATAGCATTACGAGAGTAGAGAAAGGACCTCAGAATGCCAAATTGGTGTTATAACAGTCTTACCATTGAGGGTAAGCCTGAACTCATTGCAGATGTAAAACGACAACTCAACAAACCTTTTGTCAAAAACCATGATTCATGGAATATGACTACAGGTGAAATGGAAATATCTCAAACCACTTACTCAAACCCTGTGTTTGCGTTTCATAATATATACAATCATATTCAGGACGGCGTATCTGATGAGGATTATATAAAGCAACCTGACTATACCCTGCCAATGGAAGAAGTCTTGATGTTCAAAGGCAACTGCTGGTATGACTGGAATGTTCGTAACTGGGGAACCAAATGGGACGTTGCTGTAAGAGATAATGATGAGTATCCTGAGACTGAGTTACAAGATGAGAGTGAAGATATGCTTTCATACCGCTTCAATACTGCGTGGTCCCCACCTACTGAGGCTATAACTAAACTATCACAAATGTATCCTGACCTTGCCATTGAACTATCCTATGAAGAAGAAACAGGGTGGGGTGGTCTCATGCAGTTTGAGGCAGGGAACATAAATGAAATAGAATCATATGAAAACAAATGCAGAGACTGTGATTCAAATAACACTCTAGAGTATTGCGAAAACGACTGTGGTGAGATATGCTCAGAGTGCCACTATTTAGGAGAGGCAGATATGGAAAACGTTATGGAATGTGAGGTGCACCGTGAATTTGCAAACGCTGATTGAGTTTGTCAAGATTACTATTATTAGTCTTGAACAAGACCTAGAGGGTTTAACAGAACAAATGGATTTATTAGACATGAACTCTAAAGACTTTGCTGATTTAGATATTGAATATAACTTTATTAGCGGACAGGTCACTGGTATGAGATACATACTAAGTCAAGCACAGGAAGGATGATAATGGAAATAACACCAACAACTCTAGACCCATATCTGCAGCGACAGGTAAACCATGGTATTAGTGGTATCGATATCATGCATGGGCACCTCAAAGTTTTAATGCTAGAGGCTGAACAGCAACTTACAGAAGCACAGCGTATAGAGGAGGAGAACGACTTCAGTGACGCCATGGAATCTATGGAACGTAAATATTGGGAGGGGCAGTTTGACGCTCTTTCTAATCTATATAGTTTGACATATGACCTATCATTTGCTATTGGTTTGATAGAAGAAAATAGAAAAGACGGGCACCTATGAATGAATGGATCCAGTTGACAATACCGCTGGAATTTGATAACATTAATACAACCACTAACAGAAAGGAAAATAATGAACACCAAACAAATGACACTTATCGGCTCATTTTGTGTTGACAGCGGGCAAGCCATGGTTGGCGACCCTTGCTATCTTGACGAATGGGAGCCATGGAATTCAGAGGTAGACACCTTTGACAAACATGAGGCTAAGGCTGGAGAATACGGCTACCTTGGCGCATGTGGAGTAACTTTAGATAAAGGCTATGGAGTGTTAGGCAATGGCTCTGCCGTTGCTTTTACTACTGGCTATGGAGACGGACTTTATCCTGTCTATGCTGAGTTTAATGATGATAACAGAATCACGAAGGTAGTGATTGTGTTTGAGGAGGATGACGAGTACTAAAATGGGAGCACGTTGTAACTTTGTATTTAAACAGTCAGAGGACTACGGGGTATGCCTGTACAGTCACTGGGACGAGGACCATATGTATGAGTTGCTTGCTGCAGCATTAGAACATGCACAGCCACGCATTCAAATGGGAGACATTCCATATGCGACTCGTATGGCTATTAGTTATATTATCAAAGACCAGATTTTGGAAGAGACTGGGTTTGGTATATCGGCGATGGACCCAAGGGACCAAGGTTTCTTAGACCATCCAATCACTATCGACTTTACCGATATGACCGTTGGTGAGGGAGAAGAGTGGCACTCTATTAATGATTTTATTAGATATCACTCTGTGCAATTAGTTAAACAATCTTAACTGAGGGCCTGCCTGGTGAACAGGCCGTAGCGTGAGGTATGGGGTCACCTCACACAGGGGTAGAGGGTAAGTAGGGTAGAACTTGCCCTCCCCCACTTTTTTTGGTAGAATAGGAGCGACTATGTATAGACTTAGACGAGGTGAAGCAGCCACTAAAGAGGAGAAGGCTGCCCAAAAGATTTCTACAATAATGTCAGATTTCTCTTTGGACTTAGAGGCAGTTGGTTATTACATGGCAACATCAATTCCTTATATCACTTATTCTCGTTCTCTTGAAGTTCTAGAAGCGGCACGGTATAATAAAGAAGTAGCAGAATACTACAGACAAGGTGGATACTATGACGACAGACTTCTCTAGCAAGGTTATTATTCTTGGTGATTTCTATGCTAACTATCGTGATGACGATAAACTAACAGACTTCATGGACTTCAATGATATTGGTTTGCCATTGGCATATTTATCAACAGAAGGTTTGTGTGAGATTTCTGATGATGGTAAAAAATATGTTGCGGAAACTTGGGAATTATTTCTAACATCTTTGGGAGTTAGGGATACGGGGTTTGATACTTTAGAGCAAGTGTTTGAACAATCTGGCAAAGAGATGTAAAAGCCCCCCGGTACCATATCAAACCAAGAATATCTTATTACGATCCAAACCATTACGATCCCAAACCTCATATCCCCAAACCTCAAACCTTATGTATCTTATACTAGGGTTATAGGTATTAGGGTATTCTTTAAATTCCCCGCCCATTTTTTGAAAAAGACATTACGATCCCTCGCATAGTCCCCCCCGCTGAAAGTTTTGCAGTATACCAAACCTTGTATCTTTTGTCAAGTACTCCCAAACCATAAAAAAATTGAGACCAGGCCAGAAAGGTAACCTGATCTCAATGTACTATAAGTATACACGGGATTACGATCCTTGTCAAATACCGCCGCCGAATGGCGGCTGGCCGCAGCGCAGCGGCGGGCGGGTATAGAAAAGTATCCCTAACTCCCCATATATAAGACATTACGATACCTAAGAAATTTTTCCAGATTCCTGGATATTTTGGTTTGGTATTATAACTTTTTGTTACAAAAGTATAACGTTTTTGTTATTTTTTCCACATTTTTTGGGCGGTATTTAGGGCTTGACAAACCATATATCTTAGTATACAATGTGCCCCATATCGTGGATATCAAGGTTTGGGATTGAAGGTTTGGGGTTTGACATTACGAAGCCCCTCTTAAAAGTGCTCCATTCCCCACTTTACTCCACTTTCCTCCACAAATGGCATAACATTTTTATAATAGTAAGAACTTTATGTGCTATAATAGTTCAGCAGGGTAACCTGCAACCACAAAACCGCATATAGGGACACATAAATTTGCCTCACCCTATCCACAAAAATTGAGTGCAGTCTCCTGAGTAAGAGAAAAACTGCTCATTCTAATTAGTGGAGGTTTTATGAAGTACTGTGAGGATAACAACCATATCTTAAAGAAAATGGTTCTACCAAACCAAACCATGTACATTTGCACAAAGTGTGCCTATGTAACAGGATATGTCCATGCCTAGCCAAGAAACCAAATGGTATAAAGATCCAGGTTTGATAGCCTATCTAGATTCATTAAGAAAAAAGAATGTAGAGTTCATGGCCAAGTGTTATTTCTGTGATCAAAAATCCGAGGGTATCGAAGCAATCGGCTATCGCCTATATCCCGTATGTCCAAACCATCCTAACCCTGACATTAATAAACTCATGGAATCCCAAACCTCATTTGAGGAATAGCCCATGTATCTACTTAAGCATATATGGTGGATACTTCCTTTAGTTACTTTAATAGTGGTCTTTGTTTGACTCCCCGCCGAATTTAGGGTATACTGATCTAATGGCAGAATACTTAGTTGACGGCGAACTCTATGAGATAGACCGTGATATGGAACGGGCAATCATCAAACGATACCTAGAAAAAAGATATATCTCAGTACTGGCTCTTAGTTGCTTTGTCGTAGGATTTCTATTAGGAATAATCGCATATGCTCTCTGATGATTTTGAATGGAAGCATAAGCGTATTGATAACTCCCGCCCACCTTTACGCTGGATTGCAAACCTTGCAGGCAGTCTAGCCTCATCTGCGCTACTGCGTATATCTTGGGCAGAGGAGAATGAGGATATTGGTTTTAGATACAAGGTAGACAAATTTACATGGGATAAGTGTTGGCCTATCTATGAAAAATATGGAACATTTTATAAAATACAAATGGATGTGGAGGACGAATGGGAATAGAAGATATTAAGACAAAGGCAGGTCAATATATCTGCTCTGAGTTTGGTAAACAACAGGGAGAGGAAGCCCAAGCACAGATGGTAAAGGCTATTCTTTTTGTTGAGAGAGAAATGGGTGAGCGTATCGCCAGACAGATCGAAGAGATCGACCTTGGCGGGAGTGCTCAGTTTAATGGGTTTGGTATGCGTATGCAAGCAGCCAAGATTGCTCGTGGAGAGTAAATATATATTTAAGTGTGCTCAATGCCAAACCATCATGGTTATTGAGACAAAACTAGATCAAAAACATATACACATGGCTCCACCATGTCCTTGTGGAAAATCTAGAATGTTATGGTTAGGATCTCCTGAATACGCATATGGGAATTATTAAACCATACCGCCCTGCAAAGGGGCGGATGGTGGTTTGTTATTTCTATTTTGCGCCGAAGAAAAAACTATGAAACGAAACTACTTCAATAAACTTTGGTCCACCATTTTGTCAAACGGGGTGCGTCAAGATACCGACGGGAACTGGACTGTAATAAATTCGTCTACCAACAAACGGCGAATGGAAAAGACTGGTTCATCTGTCGGCGGAGCCTCTGGTCCACAATCCAAAGAGTGGCATCCTGCGAAGATTTATGTAACGCCAGAAGAACTAGAAGAAATCTGGAACAGCCAAGGTGGCAAGTGTTATTGGTTTGGTGTTGACCTTGATCTAAACCTTTTATACAAAGACCATCCAGATTGGATGCCTAAACACCCACTGGCTCCATCTATAGATAAGATAGATGTTAATGGGGATTATACTAAGGATAATATTGTTATTTGTACCCGCTTTGCAAATTTTGGTAGAAATGTGTGCGACTTTGATAGGTTTAAAGATATAGTTTCTGTACTTAAGGGTACGGTGATATAATAAAAATATGCCAGAATTAAATGCTAACATACCGCCGATTGAATGTTATGTCCGTGGTAATTTTTTAAGAGATCAAAAAGATAGTCACGATGTTTATTTACCTTGTGTAATCTTTGGCGTATCAAGCGTACCAAACCGAAGTCCCTTATTTCATTTTATGATGGAAGATGGGGGTATCTGGTGGCGTATGCCTATCAATGCTTTCTGTACTGAACCTAATGTACCAGAAGTTGATCTTCATAATTTAGTTTTGTGGAATTCTTTTAGCCCTTTCGTTACAGTCACAAAGTTTTCAAATCTTGCAAACCTTCGTATGTTTTACATGGACAGAACTAAGACTAAGATATCTGGCAAGTATTTGTTTACTCTTGACTGGTATAGCGGAGATGCAAACAGTTTAGATGATGGTTATTCTGAAAACCCTGGCCAACACAAGTGTGGTCATGTTATTCAACGTGACGATGGCAATTTTGCTATACAACCAAACAATCGTATCTTTGCCTTAGAGCCTTCCTTTACTACTAAGCCTGGTAAGCCTGTTATACATCGCTTGATCAATACCCGCAAATGGGACGTAGAAGATGCTGCAAAATGGATTACAGAAGACTCTGATGCATATCATTACGATATTACGAATAAGGATGGTACACTATAACCATGACAGAGCATAACATATATACGCTTTCGAGCACAAGCGCAACTAAATTAACACCTGGCTCTACTCACTCTGGTTTTGACATTACGATCCAAAATAATAATTCCGCTGGATATGTATATGTTGGTGGCGAAGGAGTAACAACATCTAGTTATGGATTTAGGATTCTTCCTAATCATTCAATATCTTTTGAACTACCATCGAAAGATCACCTATACATTACAGCATCTACCAGTGGATTGACTGCAGCAGTAATCACAACTGGTTTGGAGTCTAAAGACTAATGGCACGGTTTACTCATCCAGCATTTGGTGATGTAGGTGGATTAACTACAGAGATACAATCTTACAGTCCAGTCTGGTCTGGCACAGATCTTACTTTTACTGGAACTCCAGCAACTGGATCATATATTAAAATTGGCAATTGGGTGATGGTTCAGATTGATGTTATTTATACAACTGTTACAAATTTTGGAACTGGACAATATTCACTAACTATTCCATTTGCATCAAAATACCATACAGATGTTTACGGTGGATCTGCACACGACACTGCGCCAACACTTAGACACTATTCATTAAAAGGACACTTGTCTCCATCCAGTTCAACTATGACATTATGGCAACATGCAGGATCTGGACATGACGAACCAATGGATTTTAATACACCAATAAGTGCTGCGACTGAAGATAAATTTCATATGTCATTTTCTTATATTTGTGAATAGTTGACAAATAAACTGGGTGGGTGTACAATAGATTTATGGAAAAGGGTAGAGTAGCAATTTGCGACAAGTGTGGGAAAGAACTTGAAGTTCGTTGGGGTATCTTTGCTCACCAGACATTATCACGTCATCTAAAGGAGCATAAGAATGCCAAAGCAGCCTAAACAAAAGGTTCAAGATAAGCCAACATCAAAACATAGCAAACAGGAAAAAATCACTATTGCATGGTGCGATGGTGGAACGGTAGAGGGAAGATTTGCTAGCAGCATTGTTAATACTACGCTAGAAGCACAAAGAAAAGGTTTTAATATTGCTAGCACAATTCGTGTGCAAGGCAACCAAATAGGTCGTCAACGTCAGTCTTTAATTGATTATTGGTATGATAGCATGGATTCAGAGTGGTTAATGTGGGTAGATTCTGATATTGTATTTTCATTAGGTGCATTTGAATTACTTTGGGATACCGCCGATAAAATTGAAAAACCAGTTGTTGTTGGTACATATTTTGTTAGCAGTGAAAATGAACAAACACTCATGGAGCCTGTTGCTGCTTTATATTACGATACCGATGATCAACATAAAACAAGACCAATACACCCACTTCCACGCAATCAAGTAATTCCAGTTGATGTTGCTGGATTTGGTTTAACATTAATGCATAGATCAATTGTTCCTAAAATGAGAGAAGTTGCTGGAGAATATTCTTTATTTGGTGAAAACCAAATGCCAGGTAATAAGTTTATTAGTGAAGACGTTTCTTTCTTTAGAAAATTAAAGAAGGCTGGTATTCAACTATATGCTCATACTGGTGCTCATGCACAACATCTAAAAACATTTTCATTTGATATAAATTATTACGATATGTATTGGACTGGTGTTGCAGAAGGTAAGATCAAGCGAAAGCAGGAACTACTTGAATCTAAACAACGTAACACCTAAAGATCAAATCTCAAATGAAAAAAAGGATTGGATCTGTCCTTGCAATGGATGCAAAAAGGCTCGCAATCAAGCATTTGATGAAATAATGAAAGTAATTGATGCTGGTGGAGATGCTTACACAAAAATACACAACATTAAAAAGTTAATATCAGAAAAATGACAGCAGAAGAAATTATCCAACTAATTAAAGATCAATATTATTTATGTCCTAATATTCAGGATCATATTTGTTATACATGGTGGAAACACGAAGAGTGTGAAGCATTACGATCTTTACTTTATACAATTACTAAAGATGGCATTTATCAAGAACCACTTAGTAAGTTAAGGCCTAATGTTAAAGACGCTATGGAAGAAATGTTAAATGATCCAGAGCATCATAAACTTATGGAAAGATTAAAATATATGGAGGATAATGGAATTTAAAATTGCGGATATTGCATAGTGGTAGTGCGTAACCTTGCCAAGGTTAATGTGCGGGTTCGATTCCCGCTATCCGCTCTATTTTTCAAATTTTGTTTTTTTACTAAATTTCTTTTTTAAAATACTATCTCTTACTATCAAAAATGACTCATCATCTGTAGATAAAAGCGGGAAGTCAGAAGCAGTATAGTCATGTGACATAGATGCAAATCTATCACGATAATATACCTTTACGTCTTTTATTTGTTCCCCGCCTACATTATGAATATTTCCATACAAAGATCTCCATAGGTTTGGTGGACAGTACTGCATAACCTCAGCCAACCTTGTTTTTTGCATAGTCATTGGGGTGTGAGTTTCATAACTTAACGGGTTACTTAGGCCCATTCTTTCTAATTTAGCATAGGTAGATCCAAGTTTTTTAATATAGTTTGTGTCCATTTTTAGTTGGATATACTTTTCCATCTTATCTGATAAATGTCCTTCATGATAATGTTTAATTGAGTCTATTTTATTTAAAATAAAGAAGTCATCATTCATTAATATAAACTCTTCTGGTATTTCTTCAGACTCTAAAATAGCATTAAGATTCATTATTGCATTATTCCACTTACCAGAGTTTTGCTCTATTGATATTTTTTTACCAGAATACCAACTTGGAATACCACCAACTACCCAGATATTAGATTCTGGAAAACTATTTATAACCGATCTGATAGAGTATCTAAGTTCTTCATTATCTCCACCACGACATATATATACAAAATTCATATTCACCCCAGATAACGATTATAGCATGATATAATATTTAAAAAGTGAGGGAAAGTGGCACGTATTAGTTTTTTGGGTAACTTTGAAGTTCCCTATTCCAGTGAAAATCATCATGCGGCATCGCTTGAGTCTCTTGGTCATACCGTAATTAAACTGCAGGAGCGCAGAGCCAAGGCAAGACAAATATATAATGAGGCCATAGAGTCTGATTTATTTATTTGGGTTCATACTCATGGCTGGAACACACCTGGAAATATAGACATGGTTGATGTTTTACATGAGTTAAAAAGACGTGGGATTACCACAATGACATATCATCTTGATCTTTGGTTTGGAATTGAACGTGAAAAAGATCTAAAGGCTGATAGTTTTTATACAAGCATAGGTCATTTCTTTGCTACAGATAAACTGATGTGTGATTGGTTTAATAAGAATACTAAGGTTAAAGGTCATTTTATTCCCGCTGGAGTTTATGATAAAGAAACTTATATTCATAAAGACTATGATGCAAATAGTTTTGAAAACGATATAATTTTTGTTGGCAGTAAAAGGTATCATCACGAACATAGTTACAGACCAAAACTAATAGACTTTTTAAAAGACACCTATGGCAAAAGATTTTTACATGTTGGTGGAGATGGCGATACTGGAACAGTTCGTGGAGAAGCACTGAATAGAGTTTACGCAAAAAGCAAAATAGCAATAGGAGATAGCCTTAACATCAACTTTAACTATCCATATTACACAAGTGATCGACTATTTGAAAGCACTGGTCGTGGCGGTTTTACTATCTATCCAAAGATAGTTGGTCTTGATGAATACTTTAATGAAGATGAAATTGTTTGGTATCAACATGGAAATCTTGATGATCTAAAACAAAAGATAGATTATTATCTTGAGCATGAACAAGAAAGAGAAACGATAAGAAAAAACGGGCATGAAAGAACAAAACGTGAGCACACATATGTTCATAGATGGCAACAAATATTAAAGGAGTTGGGCATATGATGTTTATAGAAAGAAGTGATATTGATTGGAAAGAAGTTGGTTATCTGCGTCAAGGCGAAACCTTTAACTACGACTATACACTCACACTTAATGAACCGTTAGCAAGTTGGGATGTTTGGGATTATTGGGAACGAGAGAGAATTGAAAGTATGAAACAACACCTCAACAAAGGTGATGTTCTTTTTGATATTGGTACAGAGTCTGGTTGGTGTAATTTAGTTTATGCTGAAATAGTTGGACCAGAAAACATGGTTTTAATTGAACCTACTCCAGAATTTTGGCCAAACATACATGCGCTTTGGTATAAAAGATTTAGCGTAGATCCTCGTGGTTGTTATGCTGGATTAATGAGTGATACAACAACAGATATAAGAAAAGGCTCTGAATTAAACTCTTGGGGTGAAAAATATTTAGGACCAATAGTTGATAGAAACAAATACATATATATTCATGACAATTCTGAACAAATACCTATGATTACGATAGATGAATATGTTTCTCAAACTGGAATAGTTCCAGATGCAATCACTATTGATGTTGAAGGTGCAGAATTGTTAGTGTTTAAAGGTGGAGAAAATACTTTAAAAAATAACAATTTAAAACTATTTGTTTCAATTCATGATGATCTTGGTATTCGTGACTACAACACTACTCCAGAACAAACAATAGGATTTTTAGAATCTTTAGGATATCGTGGAGAATTTTTAGCAAAAAATCATGAGGCTCACTGGTATTTTACAAAATGATAAACGCATATATATTTTCATTAAATTCACTTGATACAGCAGACGGTAAGTGGGACTACGGATTACTAGATGAAACCTTTAAACGTAAAAATATAAATCAAATATCTGTTTCTAGCCTTCCTGAAACTGATCGTGCATTTGTTGTAATTCCTGGTGGTGGAAATGCTGGCAAAGAAAAAGAAATAGGCAAAGAGTTATCAAAAATTAAACGTGTTGTTTTGTTTATGACTGGTGATGAATGTGCTTTGTTTGATATAGATAAAATAAAACATAATAATATATCTATTTGGATACAAACACCACACCCAAAGCATGAAAACTACAATAGATTTTTTCTGGGAGCCGCATCACATATAAAAAATAATATGCCAGAATATACAAATAAAAATATAGATATATTTTTTGCAGGACAAATAACACATCAGCGTCGTAAAGAGTTAGCCAAGGTCATGTCTGCAATGAAAAACGCCGTATATAAGCCTACAGAAGGCTTTGCACAGGGAGAGCCACCAAGTGAGTACTACAAAACCATGGCAGCCTCTAAGGTCGTTCCAGCCCCATCTGGAGCGGCAGTCATAGATAATTTTAGGTTCTTTGAAGCACTAGAAATGTTAGCCCTACCTGTGGGAGATTTGAAAGAGGCTAGTGGTAGAGATGCACATTATTATGAATATGTTTATGGCAAGGCTATTCCTGTACCGCTCACAAATGACTGGGGGCAGTTGCCAAAAATAATGCAAGAAATAATGAATGATTATCCTGCTAATATGCATAGGGCTGTGGCTTGGTGGATTAAATATAAAAGAGATTTTGCTAACAAGATTATGGATCACTACTATGCATCTTAGAGACGTAACAATTATTATGGCTACCTCGGTTTTGCCTAGCCATCCAGATACAAGAATTATAGATGAAACTGTTGCTGCTATAAGAAAACATTTTCCAGATAATGAAATCATAATGCAGATTGATGGTTTGAGAGAAGAACAGCGTGATCGTAAAAAAGATTACGATGAATATAAAAATAGAATATTGTGGAAGTGTCTACATGAATGGAAAAATGTTTTACCAATCATATTTTACAAACATAGCCATCAAACAATAATGATGAAGGAAACAATTAATCTTATTAAAACACCGCTTCTACTATATGTTGAAGGTGATGCGCCTCTAACAGATGATCATATTGACTGGCAAAAATGTTTAGATATGATTGAGTATCAACAAGCAAATACTATTAGGTTTCATTTTGAAGTTAGAATTCCAAAAGAACACGCACACTTAATGTTTGGTTTAGAAAATGGTTTTATGAAAACATCTCAGTGGAGTCAGAGACCACACCTTTCTAGTGTTTCATATTATAAAAATGTAGTTCTTCCAAATTCATGGGATAACAATTTTATTGAAGATGGTTTTCATGGTGTAGTTATTGAAGATTGCAAACTTCGTGGAGAAGATGGTTGGAACAGGCACAAGTTGTGGATCTATCATCCTGAAAATAATATAAAAAGATCTTATCACCTTGATGGCCGTGAAGGTACAAGAAAATTTACTACAGATGATTTAGTCTGGGGATATAAAGAATGAGACTTGGAATTATTGCAAGATGTGATAATACTGGACTTGGAAATCAAACAAGAGAACTTGTAAAGATGTTGAAACCAAACAAGATCTTGGTTATAGATTCATCACATTTTAATAAAAACAAACAACACTTTGAGTGGTATGAAGATTATGATTTTACTGCTACTCGGTTTGGATTTCCAAAGCGTGGAGAGATTCTGGCTTTTTTGCAAGACCTTGATGTTGTATTATCTTGTGAAACTTTTTACTCATCAATGTTTGTTGATCTTGCTAGAGACTTCGGAGTAAAAACAGTATTGCAATATAACTATGAGTTTTTAGTAAATATAGAAAATAGAAGTGAATCTTTGCCAGATGTTTTTGTTGCACCAAGTCTATGGAATTTTGATAAGATGCAATCTATGTTCGGTAACGAAACAAGACTTGTTCATTTACCACCACCAACAGATGTAAAATTATTTGATAGAGCAAGAAATGAAAACATGTCTAAGATGCATAATCGTATTTTACATGTGGCTGGTAAAAAAGCAGCACGGGATAGAAATGGAACAGATACTGTTTTTGAAATGTTAAAATATTCTAAAGAAGAATATAACTTAGTAATAACATCTCAGACAGAGTTTGAAGGAAGACCTAAAGATCCAAGAGTATCTTTATTACACCAAAACATTAAGAATAGACAAGATTTATATTATGGCTTTGATGCAATGATTCTGCCAAGAAGATATGCTGGACTTTGTTTGCCAATGAATGAGGCGTTAATAAGTGGACTGCCAGTATTTATGACTGATTTATCTCCAAATAATCAAATACTTCCTCAAGAGTGGTTAGTTGATGCAGAAAAAATTACTGAGTTTAGAGCAAAATCAGTAATTGATGTTTATGGTGGTGATCCCAAACAATTAGCAAAACTAGTTGATAACTATGTCAGTATGAGAAAGAAAAATCAAATGGAACTAAAACAACAGGCTTTAGATATAGGAATTGGTTCTTTTTCTTACGAAGTTCTTAAAGATCAATACATAGAACTATTTAATTCGTTAAAATAAAAAACGGGCCTATTTCTAAGCCCGTTTCTTACTAAAGACTGTTACTTACTTGCAGCCTTTTTTCTTGTAGCCTTAGCCTTGCTAAGAGCCTCTTCAACAGCCTTCGCTGCTGGCATACGACCAAATGCTGGATCGTTTGGATTAATTGCACGTGCTGCTACTGGAACGATTGCACCTACTAGTGCTGCCCATAGATCTTTTGGATCTGTAACACCTGCTGTATATAGCGCTGCTGCAGCACCAACTACTGAACGTGCATAGGATGCGAGCATTGCCTTGATTTCTTTTTGTGTCATCTTTTCCTCCTAGGATGTGACTTTTATTAGTATAGCATAGCCAGCCCAAAGCCCTATAATTCCTGCTACACCAGCAAATACTGGCGGGGCTGGAACTGGCAATTTGAATGCAGCAAAAACAATGCCACATCCAAAACCTGTTAAAATTGAAAATAGGATATCTTTCATATATTCTCCGATATATATTCGTCGTGATGTAGTTTACAGAAATCAACAAATCTTGTTTCTGTCATTGCAAGCCTGTCGCTTTTATTTTCGCAATCTTGAACCTCGCATACGGAGTAGTCATATGCTAAAACCTCTTCATATCTCTTTAATCTATATCTGATCATTTTCTTTTGTTGGGTTATCTATGGGAGTTGGAGCGGTAGCAAGAGCACCACAAGAATGGCATTGTATATCTAGGTGGTACATTCCTATTGTGTATGTTTCTGGATCAAAAGAAACTAACGCTCTAAACAAACTGTCGCCACAGTTTGGACATGTACAAGTAGGGATACCCCTAGCGTCTATCATCTTTGATATCCTCTGGTAAAAGTTTTTTAAGTTCTTTTAACTCTGTAGATATCTTCTTTAAAGCAAAATCGTGTGGAGCAATCATTCCTTCAACAGCAGCACCATAGTTGTCATAGTATTCTATTTGTGGTTCTACCTCTTGAATGAATTTCTTTAGTCCTTGTTGAACATTTTCAATGTATGAAAAAGCCCACTCACGAGAATCTGATAAGAATTTAATAAAGTTTTCTTGATGAATTTCTTGTTCTTGCTTATACAGCAAAGGATTATCTTGTTTAAATTTACTGCTTATAATTAACTCTGCAAAACTATCACTAACTGCTCTTAGTTTTTTTGATACAGAAATAAATAACATAAAAAGAGATAGAGATAATATACTCAATACTAGTACTGCTATTTCCATGTGTCTAGCCTCCATCTCTATTGTACTCTACTTTCATGAGTTACCCAGTAGTATTGGCATGGAGTTTTACGATCAGGACAGCAGGGCATATTAAAAGGACTATACATAGCATTCTGATACCTAGCATAATACAATGGATCTTTTCTAAACAGATTAAACCTATGTGTAGTAATAACACGCATTAGTTTAACATTATCAAACATCCAAGTAGGGGCTTCATAGTTCCATTTAGATCCTACTTTGCTTACTAGGGCTTTGATATTGTTTTCGTTACCTTCGGTATTTATACCTCGCATTTTTGCTTCTGTAATCATCTCGCCTATATATTCAAGCAGACTACCCTCATGACCTCTCCACATTAAAACTGCTGGATGATTTTTCCAGCCACCAGTTTTAGACATACCAGAGTTTACATTTAATATTTGATAGCCCTCAAGTATCTGTTTGTTTAATCTTTTATTATCAAGTGACTGTGCACATTTTGCATATGTTGAATGTGGTAAAAATGTTTGCATTATTTTAGTGGCTCTCGTGTTACTAACACAACAGCCCCCTCCATCTCCAACGCTTTCTTTACAAGGGTGACGTATTTCACCGCTTCCATTTTCTCGTCATGCGTTAATGGCAAGAAAGATCTTTCATCTAATTTTATCGTAAGGAAGTGCTCATTGTCAATAAGAGAAATAGCAAAGTTTTTAGGAGCAGGTATAGAACGAAATGCTCTACGCATATTATCTGTATACACAACTATCCCATCGTTAGTGCTTGCCAAGTATAAGACCAATCTTGTTTAGTCTTATGATTGTTAAACTCTTTTGAGATTTCGCCATCTTGAAGAAATACTCCACCCCAGATGCCCCACTCTTTACCCGAAACTCCAACTGCAAAACATTTTCTGGCTACTGGACATGTACGACAAAGAGAATCAACAAACTCTCTTGTCTCTGGTTTTTCTTCATATGTATCGAAAAAAACATTTGTATCTGATCCTAGACACAAAGCATCATCTTTCCAAAGGTGCTGCTTCATGTTTACATCCTATACTTATTCGGTAATTCCCATCCGTTGCTAGTAAGTTGATAAATTGTCTGGACGTACCATTGACCATCTACTCTAACACCGTTAATAGCAGTTCTGCCAGCCTCTGTACGGCGACGATCTGCAACATCCCAACCAACCCAGTATAGATTTTTATTTTTAGAAACTATTTTTTCCATCTGGCTTAGATTTTTTATATTCATTTTTTTCTCCTACAACTTTTCATCATGAAAGTTTATCCATGATTGTTTAAATGATTCCCAAGAAAACTTAGTATTAACAGCATCCGATTGATCTTTCCAATCAAACTTATTTTCTTTAATCATCTTGATACCTTTAGTTAGTTCTTTTGCAAACATATCAGAATGTTTTTCAAGATCTTCTGGCTTTTCATGCTTTGCTGTATATGAAAGGCCATAACCTAAAGCAACTTCTGGTAATGATCCATAATTATTGTATACAGTTAAGCAATTTGCACTCATTGCTTCAACCTGAGCCAAACAGAATGTCTCTTTCCAGATGCTTGGGTTTATAAATATGTGTGACTCTGAAAGATCTTTATATACAGTCCTTCTTGGAGTTTTACCATAAAAATATATTCTATCATCATCAAGTAATTGTTCCATTGCAGCATCAAACTTAACTAAATCTGGATAAAAATTATTATACACATTCAGTCTAAAATCTTCTTTGATTTTAGGCAAGGCATTAATTATAATATCAAGACCACGCTCTGGCGCAGACATATGAATTAATTTTACAACGTCTACATCTTTAAATCTATCTGTATTATTTTGTATTGGATTGATTGCATTATGAATAACTACAATCCTATCTGGATCAACACCATTATCTTTTATTAAAATACTCTTGTGATATTCAGAAACTACAACAAAGTATTTAACTTTATCTACAAATCTTTTATCACCAAACATGTACATAAGTTGTGGACCAAATTGATCCAATAGATTATGTAGCCATATGATCATATCTTTACTATCTGATACTAGTTCATGATATGGTCTATTTGATTCTCCTGGCATTATCAAGCAGTTATACTTTGATAGTTTAGGTAAAAATCTAATTACCTGATTGTGAAAATTTTTTGCCATGTATTCCGTACCACCAAAATATTGTTTGTTGTACTGAAACACTGGTGCTTCATATTGTTGTGTATACATTAGTATCTAAAAATCCCAACTTCTTTTCCTTGTATTTGTGCATTAGCAATTAACTTTGATACTGCTTGTTTTGGCTTACTCATAAAAGCAAAGTAGTTCATATATTCCATATTCTCTTCTACCCAAGAAAATGGAACTTTGTAATACTTTATTCTTTTTCCTCTTGCCTTCATACCACGCTCTGATAGATTGCAAAATTCAGAAACCATAGAATTAATTTTTGCTGGACCAACAGAATAAACATTAAACTCAATATCATCTTCCGACATGCTGGACATTGCTACGCCCATAGCACGAAGAAAAATAGGATACTCGTTAAAGTCGTTAGTTCCCTGAACTACCACGTTCATTCTTATCACCTCTACCTAAATTATCCAGTATAAAAAGCATTTTGTCAAGTTCATTCTTAGACATATTTGTAGTGTCTACTGGTGTTGCATTATGAAAATCTGGTCTACCGTCCACAACATCTGAGACATAAAAAATATTATCTATAACCCAATATGCCTTGCTATCTTCAGTGATTATTATTTTTGTTCCACGCTGCTCTTGCCTTTTCCTTAATTGACTTACTTTAGAGGCAGTATCTGTGTCCCTAGAAAAAAACTCTTTTAAAAAATAATGTATATCGCTTTGACGATATTTTATTATTTCTTTTTTTGGCACGACAATTTTATAAGATATCCATAGCCCAAGAATAATAAACAATGCCAATATAGATACACTGAAGAGTGCATATTCCATAATGCTATCCTATATTACGGTTTGGTTTTGATTACTTTGGTTGCTGGAACAGATTCGGCAGAAGATGTTAACAATTTGTTATATCTTATTTGCCACTGCAAGTTTGAAAACTCTAGATCAGACGCTCTCTGTCTATAAAAATTTACCAATTGTTTAACCTCATCAATGGTTAAATCATCCATTTCGCTACCCCCTAGCGACTAAATGCGCTGCCTTCCCACGCTTTATTTGTTTTATTCTTTTCACGTTCTACAATTTTTCGTGACCAAGAAAACCCTGCATCTCCGCCCCATGCATCCCACATGATACGACCATTTGAAGGGTTACTAGTATTATAGAAGTCTTTACCTTTTTTGTCAACTTCATGACGAGAAAAGAAAGAATACATTCTTTTAACTGTTGATAGCGACATTGACCTACCTGCAACAATATCAGTTGCACGACCCCAACCAACTGGAGTTCCTGCTCCTCTTGCTTTACCTTCTTCTTTCCAGCGAAGAGCACGTCGTGCTGCTGACTTCATGCCAGATGTAGGTGTATATGTTTCTTCTTTATGAATATCTGAAGGCTGTACTACTTTGATATTATTTGACATTTTTTTTATACTCTCCGTATTTTCCTAGAACTGCTTTAATTGTTCCATCTTTGCGAAGACGAACAATCATTCCATTCTTTATTTGAACTGGATTAAAGCCATGATGTTTTTTGTATGAACCAGATGACATTTTATTTCCTAAAGGTTTTAATATCAAACAAGGATCCAGACCATTCAAACTTTTTAGTTGATCTTGGATGACCACTTGGAAATAAATCTAAATCAAATGGCTTTCTTGGGAATCTACCACGAAGTCCAGCCATGAATGCATTAACTCTTCCCATAGCCCATTGTTCTGCGCTTGCTACGCTGCCACGAACAGAAGATGGATTAGTTCTATACGCACCAATGCCACGATTATATACTTGTCTTAAAGTACCAACACTTATTTTTTTGTTACCTTCTTTGCCTTTATTGTAATCTTCAACTAATTCTCTTAATCTTGATTCTACTTTTGCAGACACTTTTTTTACATCATCATCATCTTCGTCATCATCATCATGCATTGATTTATCAATAGGCTTAGAAGAAATTCTTAAAGAACTAAATGGTTTTGCAACACGTCTATCTGTTCTAGTCATCTTGCCATTTTCATCCACTGCGTATACTCTTACAATAGCAACAGGATTATCTGCAGATGCTTCAACACTTTCATTTGTTCCAGGAATTTTTACAGTGCCAGATCTTTCAACTCTTTCTACAAGTCCATGAGCAGACTCAGTTTTATCTGGTGGTTTTGGAACAGCAAATAAAACATGATCTCCAACAGATATGCCTTTTGCTTTATCTATATTGTTTGACTTTCCAACTGGTACACAATTTGGAACCATTCTTCCATCTTTTTCTTTCATGCCCTGTTGTTCATATCCTACCCAACATGCCTTAGTAATGTTGTCCCATTTATCTTCTTCTTCATTATCAGAATGATAAGATTTCATGGTTTCTTCTGCGTCCATGCTGTGTGTTTCAATATCTATTTTTTGTGCATCTGCATACATCATTCCGATGCTATAAGCAGTTGGTTCCCAACCACCATCTTCTTCTTTGTAAATTCTAACAGACATTGCTGGATTCTCTGGTGGTTTTGATTCAAGTGCATATCTAGATCCAGGAGTTCCCAAGGTTCCGCCTTCAATCATAATGTGTTCAACTACACCATGAATAAGACCTTCACTGGTTGCACCCATGACAAAATCTCCTTCTTTGATTTCGTGCATGTTTTTGCCAATGTTGCCTTCGCTTTGATTAATTGCATAAATCTGTGCAGCAGCCTGTGCTCTTGTATCATGGCACCCCATTACCTCATTTGTGCCCACTTTAAGGGCAGGGTAGCCTGAGCAACCGTATGAACCTTTAGCACCTACACGATATGGCATACCAAGATTATATCAGACTTCTCGGCTTTTCAAGAGCCTCTTGATCTCTTCTAAAGACCATCTCTGCTGCTTAGTCAACTTGGCCAAGGCATCTGGAACAAAAGCCTTCTTAGTTAGGGTTACTATTGGCTCCTGTGCAAACAGGTCAATATTAACAAACCCAGACTCCCACAACTTCATAATCTCAGAGTTTACAAAGTTAAGATGATCCTTGTATAAGTCTTGATTGATTTGTTGCATTTTAGGAGTGAATTGATATAGAAGTTCACCATTTTCATCTACCCCCGCAACTTGCAAGCCTCCAGCCAAAATAAGTTTTTCTATTTCATCATTGTTATTTTCCATATATAAAAGCCTCCAAACTTTCTTTAGTTTGTGCACCATTAATTCTATTAATTTCTTTTTCATCATTAAATAAAATAAATGTTGGAACAGATCTTATAGCAAATGTTTTTACAAGTTCTGGATTATAATCAACATCTATTATTTGAAAACCAGCCTCAGTCTGCTCACGATTAAGTTCTTCAACTATTGGACGAGTGCGTTTACAGGGCTGACACCAATCAGCCGTAAAGTAGTAAACTGTTTTCATTTACCAGATTTGGCTCGTTGGGCTGCTAGTGCTGCAAAGTCTTTAACCTTTGTCTCACCAAGATATCCCCAAGCATATCCATCATTAATCATTCTATTATTGATTGAATCTGATTCACCATTTACATAAAGCCAACCTAGAATGCGACCATACTTTTCAGAAGAGTCCATCTTTTCTGTTCTAATAACTATTGACTTTGCATCCTTTAGTTGTTTCTTTAAATACTCTTTTGCCTCTATACCCAAACTCTTTTCAAATTTATCTGATGTTCTGGACTCAGGTGTATCTATTCCAGCCAGACGCACACGCTGCTCAAACAAAACATTAAATCCTAAATCAATTACAACGTCAATAGTGTCTCCATCGACTACTGACTTTACTTCTCTTACATAATATTGATACATTAGTTATGACTTCCTATCAGTTTATTTTGGTTTAATTGTTCACGTTCATCAACTACTTCAAGCATAAAAGCCATCATTTTTTTATACCCATCTGGATCATTCATAATTTTTTCATAATGATGACCACAGAATAGAAGGTCACCAGTAGCACCTTTAACCATGACATATGCTTGAGCATTACAACGATCACAACGATCTACGGCTTTCAATTGCCATTCCCTAGGCTTTACGCTTGGGTGTTCTTTTACAATTGAACTCATGATTTAATTATATCTCTACTTTCTGTTGTCAGTTGAATAAAAACCAGAACCATTAAACATTACACCTGGAGCAGAATTCCATATCCTAGTCATGATATTTGAACAGCATGTTGGCTCTCTATCTTCACCCATACCACGCTCAAATTCAATAGTAGAAGAACAAGTGCTACACCTGTAATCATACTTAGGCATTATTACTCCTTTATTTAATGAGCAGTTTATGCACATACTCAGGTGCTCGCACCCCTGGGGCAGAAGAGAAAGGAAAAAAGACTGCCCCTTGGGATATAACAATTATAGCATCAGGCTATTTGTGTTGTCAACCTCATGTAAGTTCTAATTCTATGACAATTTGCACAAACAACTTCACACTTTTTAATTTCTTTTAATATTGCTTTCCACGAAAAACCATCATGAATCATTCTTGATATGTTATATTTTTTATCTCTTAAATGATCAAAGTCAAGAACGATATGATTATTTTCTCCGCAGTCTACGCATCCACTAGCCTGTTTGATTTCGACAAGCCTCTGCTTATATTGTTGCTTTTTCTTATACGCTAATTCTTTTTCAGTCATAGCAATAACATTATATCAAAATATAGAAGCCCCACACAGGAATCGAAGCACGAATGCCACGGAATATAAAGTAGGTAACTAATCCACCCTAAGTTCCTGTATGGGGTTCTACTATTTTATCTACTTTTTTGTAGACTTAATTGCGATCTTTTTGGGTTTCTTTTCTTCGGGAATGTTTCTTTCCACAAAGACATTAAGAATACCGTCTGCCATTTCAGCACGATCAACCTCCATATACTCTCCAAGAGCAAAGGTGCGTGTGAACTTTCTGGTTGCGATACCCTTATGTAGGACTTCTGTTGAAGCCTCATCGGTTTTCTCACCCTTGATAATCAAACTTCCATTATCCACAGAAACCTCTACTTCGCTACTGTTAAAACCAGCAACTGCAAGAGATATCCTATAGGTGTCATCATCAAGTTTCACCAAGTCATATGGTGGAAAAGATTGACGAGTAGCCTCACGATGGATATGTGAAAGACGGTCCAACTCTCTGTTGAAACCAATAAAAAATGGATCTTTAAAAAGATCCAATGCAAATGAACTTACCATAATTGCCTCCTTATTAAGCGAGTAAGTAGTGCACCCCCATTTGGCAGGTGCACTACCTATTATACCACTATCCTAAAATATTTACAAATGCATTTGTTTTTGTATTTGCATTTTCTGCAGGCTTACCAATAGACTTTAGGTAATCGTATGTAGCCTGATAATTACCCTTGTATGACTTTGCCCAATACCCCGCCAATGCAGCAGTAGCAGCAGAAGTTCCCATAGCCCTCTTTATACTAGTATTGTAGGTGCCAAGAGCATAGAAATCAATCTCATTACCACCATTACTGTATAGTTCAACATTGCCCTGTTCACCAACAGATCCTACGGCAACTGCTTCAGAGATACATGCTGGATAATCTACACGACTATAATCATAATTATTTCCAGCAGCAAAAATGCTTGCTACTCCAAGATTTTGCAAAGACACAATGCTATCACGGAAAGATGTATTTACTGGACAATAATTAGCACCAGCCTTTAATTTGTGAGAACCAATAGAAGCAGAAACTGCAACAATATTGAATTTAGTCTTGTTTGCAATCACCCATTTTAATGCTTCATTAACTAATCTGTCATCATAATATCCTTGACGACCAGCGTTTGTCATAGACACTACACGAATAAAAACAATGTTCATGTCCTTATTAACTGCTGAAGCAATTAAGGACATTATTGTTCCGTGATCAAAACCATTTTTGTATAGTTGTGATGCAGGCAAAGAGGCTGCACCTGGACCTTCCATAAAAGAATTTTTATTTGGACAACGAATTTCGTACAGAATACAAACTTCATGAACTACATTCTTGACCTTAGATGTATCAACTGCTGTATCAATGATTGCAATTGATGGCTTTTCGTTTGCTGATACTGGTGATAAAAATACAACAGTTAGCAAAATTGATAATAGACCCACTACCTTTTTCATTTTTCTCCTTTGTTAAATGAATATTCTAATAACGTGTTCACAAGGATCTCCACCCTGTTCCCACTCTTCTAACTCTTCTTCACTCATATATTGATATCCACCGTCATGTGTATGACAGTATGGCTCACTGATCCAGCCTCTTTCAATACCACTAGAAAGCCAGATACCGAATTCCTGCTCTTCTGGAGACAGGTCTTCCTCATTAATGTGATTCATATATTTAGTATATACCTAAACGGTCAGAATGTCAATAGGACCTTTACATGATGGCGAATGATTTAATGCAGCATTTACTGCAAGTACCGCTCTTTTTCTTGCGTCTTTTTGTTTTTGTGTTGAATATAATGAACCTAAAGCAAGATCTCCACCAGATCCCATTGCTAAATAATCTTGTTCATATTGTGTTAAAGACATGTCTACTGCATTATGTTCATATATTTTTCCACGGGTACAAATTAACATACCAAAATCAGATGATGCAGACGTATCTATCCACCACTCTTCATAAAACTTACGCAAGGATTTTAAGAATTTACTATACATAAACTTATCTATGCTGCCACGACCATCAAATGCTGGCGGTACAAACAAATGTCTTAACCTATCCCCATCCATTGATCCAGCGTATCCAAATAGATAGCCTTCCTTTTTCCATATTTTGGGACTAGAGCAGACATTAATAGTATTGTCATCGGAGACACCACGATCCCCTGCCATCCAAATCTTTTTTGTTGTTTTGTCACGTACTACCGCTATGCAGGTCATGCTATCCCCCGTTTTTTCTATACCTTTAAGTATATCAAAAGATTTTTAGTTAGGCAAGTACCTTATTTGATGGTTTGTCCACATTCTGGACAGGTTTTTGATTTATTTTCAGATTTTTTAGCAGTAGTAGAAGCCTTTGCTCCAAACTTTGGTCTACCAAATCCAACAATTGAAACCATAACATTTTTTTTATTTTTCTTAAATGCTCTTAGTTTTTTACATACTTCTCCACCGTTGCGCTGGCTTCCTTTAGAATCACCTGACGTGTTTCCTTCAATACACCAAACAGTCCCATCTCCGTTGTCTTCAATAACAATTCCGACATGAGATATACGATCAACGCCATCTGAGGGAAAATCAAAGTAAGCAATGTCTCCTGGCTCAGGATCAGCAAGGTCGCCATCGATCCAGGCTCCAGCCTTCTTAAATGCTTGTGCACCACCAGGTGTATAAACTGTGTTCGGAACTTTAACTCCTGCCTCGTTTGCACACCACATCACAAAACTTCCACACCAAGGTTGAAAATTAGCCTTGGTGTACGCTCCATACTTTGTCTCGTTGTCTTTTGGACCTTCTACAGTTCCAATTTCAGCCTTAGCAATTTCAATAAGTTTTGCTGCTGTTCCCATTTCTGCCATGATTAATCCTTATCCCAATCTGTATCAACTGGTTGTTCTGCTGGCATTGCACCATCTGGCTTTGCTAATCTACGAGCCTTCGCATCATCAATTTCTGCTTCTAATTTTTTATCTGCCTGCGTGTTTTTGGCATCCATTTCTTTGTTAGCAAGTTGTGCTGCCATAACATCTTTAGCACCAGATTGTCCAATTAACAATCCTGCCAATGTTCCTGTAATAAATGTTGCAACGCTACCTAAAACATTAAAAAACATTTTATCATTTTCTGATTGTCCACCAATTGGTTGTGTAACAAATATAAGAGCGTACAAAATTCCTAATGATGTTGCTAATAAAATTGTTCCAAGCGTTATACCTAATATAAATTTTAATCTAGCGTCTAGATCTTGTGGCGTTAATCTTTCTTTAGCCATTATTTTCCACCCTTCGTTTTTTGGTACTCATCCCATGCTTCTTGACCAATAATGTCTTTTGTGCATGTACCAGTTGATTCACAAATTGGCGGATTGCACTCTGCCTTTTCCCAGTTTGCTGGATCTTGGCAAGGGTAGCGATAGTGACCATCATAGCCACATCCTGTTAATAGTACCCCTAGTAGGGCAACCCCGATTATTCTTAGCATAACCCCCATTATACCAGTTATTCCTCTTTTTCTTCCCTCAATGGAATTGTCACAAGCCACAAAATAGTGGCCAAAACGGTAGCAATTCCTACGATTTGTTGGGCGGTACCAGTCAAAGTAAGCCAAGCAATAAAGAAACCTAGTAGTGTCCAGACCTGAGCAATACTCTCTTTTACAGCCTTACCAAACCATGATATAAGGCCTTTTACAAGCCTATAAGCAAGTCCTGGAGTCTTCTTGGCTAGAGCAATACCCTTTGTCATCCATGGCTTTGCTTTTTCTACCAATGGTTTAAGATTTGGCATTTTTATTGATACCGCTGGCATTTTTACCTGCGGAACCTTGAGTTTGCCAATAAGGTTTTTTGCTTGACTAATTAACTTATCCATCATTATCATATTATAACCTCCTTAATGACATAACAGAATTTACTATATTTGAAACAAGAATCACAGGAATAATTACCTCCTGAGCCTTCTCTCTTTGATCATCGGTCATATCCTTGCCCCATTCTGTAGGACTAAGAACAGTCTCTAAATCAACACTTAAAATTGCACCTATTGGATCTTCTAGGAATTTTTCTGCCTGAACTTCAACTGTTGCGTCTGCTATGGTATATGGCATAAGAGCATCTGCATTCTCTTCCGCTCTTTCTGTAAATTCTTCAACGGCTTGTTTAATTGACTCATTTTGACCTACTAATTGAGTCAAAAGTTTAGCATCATTAACACTAATTAGTTTGTTTAACTTTTTAAGTTCTTCTTCAGAAATTCCATTATCTATGCTATTATTATCAGATGAGCCTTGTGAATCAGGAAGATTTGGAACTTGTTCGTTCCCTTGGCCTTGATCTGTATCCTCTTGCTGAGGTTGAGAGTCTTCAGCGGGTTCTTCAGATGGCTCAGAATCAGGGTCTAGATCTTCGTTCCCCTCATCTGTGGAGTCGGAATCTGGAGAAGGAGTGGCTTCTTCTGGTTGAGTTTGCTCGTCGTTATCGGGAAACCTAGGATCATCTTCATCAATAATTTCTGGATCTACTTCAACATCAGGCTCTGGTAAATCTGGTTCTTCTGGAGTAACAGTTGGTTCTGGATCTGGAATAACTACTACATCTTCTATAGGATCACCATTGATAGATGCAATTAAAAAGTTTAAATCTGTAATTTGATCTGCTAACTGTGTGGCCTGTGCTACTTCAACTTGTTGTTCCTCTGGAGTTACTGGATCTTCTGTTGGAGTAGGAGATGGCTCTGGAATTGGCTCTGCTTCTAATGTTGGTATTGGTTCTCCTGCTTCAATCTGTGTTGCACCCCATGCTTCAAGAGAAACAATGTCTCCATTATGAAGTCTTACTCCAGTTCTAAGATTAGGATACTCTGGACCTTGGTAACTGTAGGCTACAGAAATTCCACCAGTATTAGTAATAGCAACAATAATATTAATGTTGCTTGGAGTTGGAGCATTCCACTGTCCAAATGGTATTACTTCAAGATCTAATTGAAAGCCACCCTCAGAATACATTATATTTAATGTATCAGGTGCGTTATACCATCCAGAAACCCAGTCCATAGAATATAAAGAAATAGATGGGGTATTTGGATAATCCCAAAAGGTGTTATCTGGATTACCAAATGTAATTACCGAATTAGTTGTTGCATAAACATTAGAATATTGGACACCATCAAATGTAATTGTTGTTGCTATTGGTATTTGATAGGAAGTATCATCTCCACCACAGGTATCCATTGTATGAACTGTTGGCTCTGTATCACCTTCATAGGCTGCTGCTATAGTTTGTGATTGTATGTAGTTTACACAGTTAGCATATGCGTTGTTTGGAAGCCCAAACATTGTTCCAAAAAGTATTCCCACCACTGCAATTATGCGTAGGAATTTTCTTATTTTGTGCTCCTATTTAATTATATAGATAGACATATTATACCATTATAAAAGAAAAGGCGCAGAAATTAATCTGCGCCCGATCTTAAAAGAAAGAGTTACTTAACTAAAGTAACCTTTGCCTTTGGATTCTTTGCATTCCACTTCTTAGCGAGTGCATTGAAAGCCTTCTTTAGATCTGCAAGTGCTTGAGCATTTGCAGCCTTAGTTGTTTCATGTGCAGCCTTCTCTGTTGCAAGAGCAGCAGCAGCGGTTGCAGCATCTGCAGCACGAGCAGCCTTCTCAGCAGCAAGTACTTGTGCAGCAATAGCAGCATCGTTTGCACGTGCTACCTTTTCTGCAGCAAGAGCAGCGTTAGCAGCAGCAAGAGCAGAAGCAACATCAGATACTGCAATAATTGCAGTCTGATTTACAACTGGAAGACCAATTGTTGGAACTGATGTTGGCGTTGCAATAGATGCACCGACGGCAACTGTTCCAGCAAGAGCAGGAAGTGTAATGTCTGATGTGTACTTGCCTACGACAAGTGCATCAGCAGTTACTGTTCCAGCAGTTGCTCCACCAAGACTTGTTACTGTTACAGTATCGGCAACAGCGTTTCCAAAAATATCAGAAACTTCAAATGTTGCAGTTACCTTACCAGAAATACTTCCTGAAGCAGGTGCTGTCATTTTAAGGTTGTATGCAGGACCTGCAACACCCTTTAGATAAATTGTTGTGCTTGCACCAGTCACAGAAATTGTGATAGCAGATGCAGCAGTTGTCGTTGTGTAAGCATACACAGACGCAGTTGTTGAAGCAGGTGTTACTGTAAGAGATGAAGAACCAGCACTTGCGCCAGTTGTTGATCCGATTGCAGAAACAATGCGTGTTCCAGCACCAACTGCAGTAAATGTTACTGGTGTACCAGCAACTACTGTAGCAGTGATAAGAAGTGCTTCATTGTTTGTTACTGTTGTAGTGTCTGCAACGCTTACTACGTTGTCAGATGGAACCTTAATTGTGTAAGGTGCTGCAGCAGTACCTGAACCAGAAACAGCAGTTGTTACGGCAACTGAAACGGTATTGGCACTTGCAGGTGTCACTACTAATGTGCTCAGGCCCATGGCTGCAACCACGGCTAGAGCGATCTTCTTAAATGAATTCATTTTTCTCCTTATATATTCATTTTAAATTAGTTTATATTCAGTAAGGAAATCTCTAACATCGTCAGGTATTTCCCTAGTTTCCAATTCTACCATACCTCTTTGTTTTTGTGCAAGTCGGGTGGCAGAACTCCAAGTATGAACGTCAATCTCTAGATTAGAGTCCCTACTCGTGTGAGATATTGCTCCAAATACCGCCCCACAAACGGCATCTGCTAGGTCCTTTGACTTCTTGCGTGGGTGATCTACACGATTATTTTTCATAATCTTGAGTTCACTCATTTCATCAAGAAGAAGTGGAACCATAGGCATAGCAATTCTTTCTTCATAAATCATCATAGCAAGATCTTCATAGTGTTTTTT